ATAACTATATCTTAGCCCAACTACAACAAAAGCTAAATGATTATATTAAGATATTCTTAATATAGCGTTAGATGAATCTGCTGTTGGGAACTGAATTGTAAATGTACCTGATGTTGAAGTCTTTACTGCACCAAAATCTAGAACCATAACTGCTGCATTTGTATTAGTTGTTGCAGTAGTGTTTGAATTATAAATTACGGCAGCTTGCGCTGAGATTGTTGCACTTGTAAAACTTAGGTCAGCGAAATCAATAAATGCTGTTGTACCAGATCCTGCGGCACCTGAATTTGTCAATGCTCCACCACCTGCAGCATAAGTACCTGAAGCACCTACTTCGTTACCTGTAATGTACGCCGTAGTAGTAGCACTAAGGGTTGCAGAGTCTGTATACAAAGCAAGTTTAAATGCGTCTCCACCAGATGATCTAAAATCGTGTTCGCCTTGTAATAGTTCTACTTTGAAACTATTGCAGACTGCTTGTGTAATGGCCATCTTTACTTACCTCCGGGATCTACTGACTTTAGAGGAATACGGAGGACCCCATCCACGTATTCATCTCTTCGTTTTCTGCCCATTTGTGTTTGTGCTAAATTTTGCACTGCTTGAGCATACTTTTGTTCGTATAATTGCACATATGGAGGATTTTTCAAGTAGGAAAAAGCCTCTTGTACTGCACCATAAATTAAAACTTCAGCAGCATTAATTGATAACCAAGTAGATGTATTTGTGCTAGACAATCTGTCTGGTGTCTTATTATACCACAGTTCAATCTCATAAGCTGCATCAGGAGTAGGCGCTACAATTAATGTATTATCATCCCAGTTAGCATAATATCTAGGTTTACCTGTATCTGATCTATCAACATTATATTCATCAATAAATGTTGTATCTTTTTGTTCCAACCAAGTTCTGTCGTTAGTAATTTGATCTTTTATTTGAACTCCTCGCTCAAATGTAAAATCATCAGGTACTGTAATAAAAGGGCTTCCTATCGTAAAACTAGAAAATTGAAATTTTCGAAAAGCATCTAAATCTAATTCTCTTTGAATTCTGTTTTCAATATTAACAATAAATGTATTAACAAGAGAATCAGTTAAAACCTCTGATCCTACTTCAGTATAATCTCTTATATTATTTACTAATTCGCTATAATTCATGATATTGCAATACTCACTTTACCCATATTAGTTGTTATTATCAAGGGCCTACTACGTGTAGAGGGTGACATGCCATTACTATTAAAAAAAGTATCATTAGGATTTCCTGCTGTTACTGTCACTGCTAATTGAACTTGAGGTCTTGGATTTTGTAATGCCTGAGCATCTGCACTTGAATAAGTTGGTTCTAATTGTGGATGTTTGGGCTCGTAACATTCTGGACAAACCAATAGACCATTCCATTCTTCTACTAACTCAAGATACTTTACTTCAAAACCGCATCTATCACATATAGCTTCTGAATATTTACCTACTGCAAAAGTCATTATTATCCTGGATAAAAATTCTTGGGGACAATATTAACAGATGTTGATTGAGAATCTTCTGTTATAGCTCTAGCTAATTCTGATTCATATCTTCTCTCTAACTCACCAGACAACGCAGGATTAACCTCTTGAGAAAGATAATATGCAAGACCTGATACCATACATGGTAAAAATCTAAAAGGTGCGTCAGGTGTATTAGTATATTTACCAACATCCTCTATTCTTTGTACGTACCAATAATTTATTTGTGTACCTGTTGTATTGGGAGTTAGGTAAGTTGTTATTGTCACATTTGATAAATTTCTTTGTACATAAAACTGTGTAGGAGTTCCTGTAGCTTCTTTATTAGGAATATTTTGATATTCCGATCTAGAAATTTTTGTCATGGTTGTATCAGTTTGATTACCACCTGTCGTTTGTCTAAAAACCATTTCCAATATATCGTCAGCATTAGTGGGTGCTGTATATTGATTTGTTGAGGCAGTTAAATTTTGCGTATGGTTTTGAACTTTCCATAAACTATACCCTCTGTTTGCCCACTCAGAAAACAACAAGTTTAAATTATCACGTGCAGCTTCAAGATCATAACCTGTTCGTAATGATTTACCTGCTCTTCGATAGGCTCTTTGAATAACCTTATCTATTTCTAAATTAAACGTTGTTGTCCCTGATGTGGCCATTATTTTTTCTTCTTGGTTTTTTTCTTTTTAGCTTGTTTCTTCTTTGCCATACCGCCACCACGCATTTTTTGCAACATACCGCCACCACGCATCATACTCATTTTATTTGCATTTTTCTTCTTTGCCATTCCAACCATATTAGCCTCCTTACATAAAAAGCTTTTTATATTGTTTTTGTCTAGACGACACTACCTCATGATAGTAGTCTTTGGGCCACTTATCATAATAGCCCATACGTTTTAATCTATCAGATTCCTTCTGTAATTTCGAGAACTTTTGTATTAACATCATAGAATATTCAATTTTAGAATCGGGTAACTCAGACTTATCACCACTAGGATTTGTCAAAAATTCATGATCTTCATCATTAGGAGGACTGTAGGGATGAAAACCCATAAAATAGGAATCTACACAATTATATTTATTGTTAAACTTATCAATGATTTTTTGAAATTTGTTAATGCTGTATTCTTTATAAAAAGGATCACAGTATATTAAAATATCAATTTTTTTATAATCAATTTTTTTTACTAATTTATGGAGATAGGATACATATCCTTTTTCAGGATCTCTTAATTGAATATTGACTTTTTTTTGAAGCCAAGCCATTTTGGCATAAGGACAGGCAGGTAATTTATTTAATTGTACATTTGGAACTTCTAAAAAATGTTTTGACCAAAGTCTAACATCTTCCTGCACAAGCTTTATTAATTTTTTTGGTATCAATACTCAGTATAGTTTTTAATTAAAAATTCTTCCATCCAAGCCATCTTTTCATCAATCGCTTGAATTTGTACTTTTATAACAGCTAGGTCTTGTTGCATTTTTGCAACACTGTCTGCTTTAACTTCTACTGCATTTAAACGTTCTGACCACATACCCCATGTCATGGCTAATGTTCCAAATAACACTAGATAAGGTAATACTGTTTTAATTTCTAGTTTCATTTTGTTTTGGCACTCATATTACTTAAAGGGTTATTTAAAGCCTTATTAATTTGTAAGTCAAGACTTTCTTCAATGAGCTTTAACTCATCAAATACTTCTCTTGTATCTTCTTTTTGTCTATCTTCCACGTCATTTACAATTTCGGTTATGTGACGAATATCATTAGCTTGTTGACGTAAATCAGCCTTCATGTCTGAACGCATATCACGTGCCACATCACTGATTATGGTAATTTCGTCTAATATGATATCTAGTTCTGATTTTAAAACTGCTATTTCTTCATCATATTGTGATAAATCAGGAGCAGTGTATTCTAATATTTTACCTTTCATGTCTTGATAATCTTTCCAAAACTCAAAGACTGCCCATGCTCCACTACCTAATGCGCCTAACAGAGTAAGTATAGCAAAGGCCTTACCTCCAGATACCTTCATTCCTGAATATTCAATACTGGGCATCTATCATCTCCGAAATTGTATTTTCTTGTGCCATGTTAAACAAAATACCATACTGATCTTCTATTGTCTTGTTTAAATATTCATTAACATTTGTATCTACAATTGTAGCTTGTGAATCAAAAAAGGATTGCGTGTTACTTAATATTTGCATGACAATCAATGTTTTCATTTGAGCAGCATCATCATATCTTGCTTTATCATCAATTTTCTTAACTATTTTAGTAGCAGCTTTCTCTTTTTTTGTTATTTTAGGTTTAGATGATTTCTCTTCTTTTGGCTTTTCTTCTGGATCTTTTTCTTTTTCTTCTGGTTGCGGTTCTTTTTGTTCTGATTCCTGTGGTTCTTCTTGAGATTCTTCGGTAGTCTCTTCTTCAGGTTCAGGCTCTACCATCTCAGGTTCTTCTTTAATCTCTTCTATTTCTGGTGCGGTTTCTTCAGGTTCAGGCTCTGGTGCTGATATTTCTGGTTCGGGCATCTCCTCTACAGAAGCTATCATTTCAGGCTCTGGTAATTCTTCTAGTTCCATTTGTATTTCTGCCTCAACCGTTTCTATATTCACAGGTATTTCCATCTCTGGTGGGGGTAACATCTCCATTGGTGCGGGTGGTGTAAACTCTACATCAAAACTCATCTCCAGATCTATTTCTAATTCTACAGTTTCAAAAGATACCTCTTCTGTTTCAGGTTCAATAGGTGAAAAATCAACCATGCCATCATCGACTGTAACATCATTAAATTCAAAAACTTCTTGAGCAAAATCAATCTCTGATGTTGTAAACAAATCAAGATAATAAATTTCTTCTAAGGTAGTAATCTGTTGTGTAATAATAGTATTAATTACGTTATAGAAAACATTGACACTGACATCATCAAATAAAGGACCAACAGCAAGATTAATATCTCTACCTCCAACTTCCACAATTATTTTATTTAAAATGCCACTGAAATTGAAAGAACCGTTATAAGATTGGTAGCCTGTTGATACTCCAGATTCAGACAAGATGTCAGTACCTGAAAAGACTGAAGTAGTTCCGTCAAATCCTGAAACGTGCATGTATATTCTATCTTGAGCATCTTGCTTATCTACCTCGATTGTATATTTAACTTCGCCACCGTTGTCTATTTGTAAATCAGATATGTCAACGGTGTTAATAAAAGTTGTACCCATACCTGCAACACCCATCGTAGATGTTGAATTACCACCACCTGTTATCTGTGCACATTTATCTGCACCTAGACCATAGCAAGAATTACCAGTAGGCATATTTGCACCGCCTTGACCTCCCCAATCAATGTCCATATCTCCTTCTTTATTAGAAGAAACATATCCATTAGATCCTGTTAAAATATCTCCTGAGTCTTCATTAGTGATAGTTGTAGTAGAGGTGGTAACAGTCGTTGTTGTAGTTGTAATTATCTCTGTGCCTTTGTCTTCTTCAGTAATGTCAATTTGTGTATCTTCTATAATTGTTACTCCAGGAGTACAAAGACCTTCTACATTAGGAAGACAAGTAGCTTTAGAGTAAGAACAATAAAGAAAGAGCCACAAGACCAAAATTCTTAATATCATTAAAATCTCCTTCTGGTTTTTCTTCTACACTAGCTTGTAGATATTCAGGTTTATATCTACTGCCATCTGGAATTTCATTAGGATTTTCTTCCCAATATGCTGCAGCTTCAGCACCAATTAAACCTTTTACAGGGCACGGGGTCCCCGCGTCCATCATGCTTGTCCAGACACGAGGGTCTTGACAAAGTAAAGCAACAGCCGACACTTTCATTCCGTAGGAATACTGGCTGCGAGATAATTTGAGAAGC